TTTTACCATAAATTGGTTATAAGTAGTAATGATATTATTTTATATAACAAAAACTCCTAATATCATTAAATACTAGGAGTTTTATTCTAAAACTGCATACATTCCTTTACACCCATCTAGTTCCCAAGCTGGTAAAATATTTACATCCTCTGGAAATTCTAAAAATTTAAACTTATCTTTATAAAAGCTAATAGCACTAGGTACTGAAAATAACATAACATATTTGATTCCTACTTCTTTCTTTAACTCATATATAGATTCTAAAATATAGTTAAGTATTGCTGATCCATACCCTTGTCTTTCATATCTATAATCTACAGCTAACCTTGAGATCTCTATAGCGGGATAAACTTTATTCATATTGTCAACACGAAATTGCATAGCATTGCATTTTATTGTATAGTAACCTATTACATCATCTTCACCCACTAAAAGAAAGGTGTTTCCTTCACCCATTCTATCACACGTTATAGCCTCACATTTTAAAAAACTCTCCATAGGCTTGTCTTCTATTTTACATTGAAAATCGCCAATGGGTAAAAAATGTTTATCATCTATTCTTTCTATTGTTAATTCCATATTTATTTAACCCTTCTAATTATGATTCCCTTCATTTGCTTTTTACGTTCCTCAATAGATTCTTTTGTAATAGTAGGTTTTTTTAATGCTTCTAACATTTGTATTGCTGATTCACCCTTAATTACTGGAATTGTTGCCATTGATACTGCCATTATTCTCATCCTCCCACTCTCTTTTATATGTCTATATTGATTAATGTGATATACTCTTTTTAACTTGTTCAAATCTACTTTTATAGATTTTGAACTTATCCACTTCTTTATATTCATTTTACCATCTCACTCCCCTATTTACAATATTTTAGTAAAATTTTATCCATAATATTCTTTATATTATCCATAATTTTATAAAATTTGGTTAAAATATATTATTTACATAATTATATTTTACCATAAATTGGTTATAAGTAGTAATGATATTATTTTATATAACAAAAACTCCTAATATGGTTGAATACTAGGAGTTTTGTTTGTCTGAAGCAATTCTTTGTTCTGTATATTGTTCTAACACATAATCGTGGAATAACTTTTCAACTGTATCTAAGTCACTGGGATGCAAATCCCCTTTCTTTCTCTCGAACATATCTATAGGTAAATACATACTTTTAGAAGCTCTAGCTGTGGATTTCATTTTCAGTTTAGCCTCTTTCCAATAAAATATTCTATAATCAAATTTATCTCTAGGTTCATGTTTAGTCACTTTAATGCTTAACACACCTATCTCTTCATCATTTTCTTGTAGCACAATAACAGGACGTGGTTTTAATACAGGTTCATCTTCAAATGGAAATAGGGCATACCAAACCTCTCCTCTTTTCGGATGTTTATTTTGTTTCGCTTCTGTCATATATATCGTCCCATTCATCTTCATCATTCCATTCATCGTCTTGAGAAATAATAGGTCTTCCCTTTGCATCTATTTTTATATTTCGCATTAGCATTTCTTTCAATGCAAATTTATTAATTCTTAAGCAATTTTCCATTTTAGCTCCCCCATTTCTTATATAAAATGCCCTTTTAATCTGTGAACTTGTCCACTTCTTTATTTTCATATTACCACTCCTTATCCAACTTTTCAATGAAATTTTGGTAAAATATATGATATTATGTTATATTTTTGTATTTGTGCATCTAATAATTTTATATTTTTTATGCAAATTATTTACATGTTTATATTTTACCATATATTGGTTATAAGTAGTAATGATATTATTTCATATAACAAAAACCCCTAATATCGTTGAATACTAGGAGTTTAAAAATGTTGTTTGACAATTCTATTGATAACTTTATCAAAATCCTCATCTGTCATAACACCAATCTTTTTATACAATTTATTAGATGGAATCTTGTACAATTTATTGACTTTTACAAATGACATTTTATCAAGCCCAGCTTCTTTCCACTTAACTATAGGTTCTTTGAACTTATCAAAGTGTCTTGGTGGGTCTTTAGGTTTTGCACTAGTTATTTCAGAAATAGTGTACGAAGTTTCTTTATCAGTTACATTTTTATTAATTATTATGATAGGTCTGTTTTTTGCTTTCTCAATTTTATCTTCATAATAAATACGAACTATATAAATATCTTTAATATCTGCCATATATTAATACCTATTCTTCATCCTCATACCAATCTTTATGATTAGGATTATTAGAATCTAATTCCACCATATTGTCCTTACCTGTTAACAAGGTAAGTTTAGCACTAATTTTATCTAGTGCTGATTGGATTTCTGGAGTTTTATGAAATACTACTTCCATATTATCTGCTCCTCTCTTATGTATCTTTAACTTGTACACCTTTTTATTAAAACTTGTCCAACGTTGTATTTTCATATTAACACCCCTACCTTATTTTTCAATAAAAATTCTGGTAAAATATATGGTACTATGATATATTTTTCTACTTAAATATAATTCACCAATATTTTAGATTGTAATTGTAAATTATTTATACAATTATATTTTACCATAAATTGGTTAGGGTTTGTAATAATATTACATACATAAAGCAGCGTGGATACTTAACATAAAATCACAGTTTTATTTACTTATCTTTTTGTAATATTAATTTATACATAATAAAAAGATAGCTATATAAAACTATCTAAACGAACTAAGTAAAATTGTTATAGATTGTACCAAGCTTATCCAAAACATAATTTTAATCGCCAAAAATTTTACTTTTTTGTACACAAAAACACCTCCCCCTCTTGCATGTTAACAATCTTTTAAATTAATAAATTTAATAAATTATTTACCTTTCCGCAAAATGGGAGGTGTTATCTTATTTACCGTAACGGTGTTATTTTATATTTGTTTAATTTACATTATATTTATATACTACAATAATTTATAATTTAAGTCAATATTTTTATATAAAATAATATAATAAATATTTACATTAGCTAAATGCTCTATAAATACCTACTTTATTCATTTCTTGTTTCATTCTTGTGATAATGCCGTTTCCTGCATCCTTAATTTGAGGTATAGCACCCTTATCTAAATTTCCTTCAACATTAATAAGATTATCAATTTTAAATTCAACAGGTTGTCGTTTATCTGCATTAACATTAGGTAAATTAATTTTAGGTAAATTTATCTTAGGTTGTTGTATGAATTTAGATATATTAGGTAGATAATCTTTTATATCTAACATAGCTTGTGTTTGGTCTGCATTTAGAACTAATTCTGGTTTTGTGTCAGTACCATCTAACCAGTGAAATCCTGTACTTGTATTCAATCCACCATCTTTATGTTTTTTATATTTACCTATTAACTCTTGGGCTTGTTTCCTCAAATCAGCTTCAGCCTTTGTATCACCATTTCTTTGTGCTTCTAAGAACTTTTCTATTAATGCCTTATATTCTTTAGTTTCGTAGATATTGTCCCACTCATATACGCCTTTTTCTATATTACCAAAATGAGTTATTTCAGTAGGTTTTTCTGTATCACCCATGATATAATCTTCATCATATCCTACTGCTTTCTTCCATTTTTTCTTATCTGATAGCGTATTGAAATGTTGCATTAAGTCTATAGCATTTTTTAAATTGTCACATATTTTTTTCTTAATCGTTTCGCCCATTACACCAAATATCTTTTCACTATCTTCACCATATTTAATTAAGAAATCCTTAAGTGTATCAAAGTTATTCTGCATAAGCATTTCTCTTGCTTTAGCGTATAAATTTTCTTTCTTGAGTTTTTCTTTATTCGCTCTCTCTAATGCTTTAACTTCCCTATCATATCTTTTTTTAGCTTCTTTGTATTTCTTGTTTTCAGTATCTATCTTATCCTTAATATTCTTCTTTTTAGAATCTAGCTCATCTTTAAGACTTTTCTTTCTTAAAGTAATATCCCTATCATGTTGAAATTGCTTAATCTCTTCATCTTTCTTCTTGATCTGCTCTAATAAACTTTCTCTCTTTGCTTTAGCTTCCAAAGAGGAGTCCATCAATAAAGCATCACGTTGAGATTCTAATTTAGATTTTTCTTTTTGCTTTTTATTTAAATCTTTATCATACTTGTCTTTAGATTCTTTATTATCAATTTCTTTAATCTTAGCATTATAATCTTCTTCATAATGCCTTAGCTCATCATTCCATAGTTCTATTTTTTTGTTGTGTTCATCTTCAAATATTTCTAGTGCAGTTTTACTACCATCTTTAATAAGTTTTAATTGTTCATCGTTAAGATTTTTTGCTAATAATAATTCTTTAGCTTTCTTTTCTTTAGCTAGTTCTAATTCTTTCTCATATTGTTTCTTTAAAGCACCAACTATTTTATCTTGCATATTAGACAACTCATCAAGTTGAGACTTTCTGATTTCTTCTAACGTTTCTAACGTTTGTTGTAAGTTTTTATTACTTTCATTAATCTTACCTTCGTACTCATCTAATAAGCTATTTAATAAATTCCATTCTAATGTATTTTCTTGCAGTGCGTTTCTTTGCCTAGTAATCTCGTTTCTAACGCCTATCATTTGAACTAAATAAGATTTTTGTTGTGATATTAGTTGACCTGTTAGTTGTGCCTTTTTAATATAGTCTACATTTTCTTTTTCATAAATATTAAAAATATCTAAATTTGCTTGCGCTAAATCTATTTGCTTTTGCTCTAGTCTTAATTGCTCATCGTAACTAGCTTTTTGAATTTCAACTCTTTCCTTAATAGTAGCATTTATTTCTTGTTCCATTTTTAATTCGTCTTGCGCCGATTTATTAAAAAGCTCCTTAGTGCTTTCATAGTCTTTTCTCATTTCTTGAAACATTTTAGAACCCTTGTCATATGCTTCTTTCCACTTCTTAGCTTTGTCACCACCACCGAAATCAATTTCTTTGCCATAATGTTCGTTGTATAGTTTATCCCATTGCACAGAATTCAATTTAGATAAATCTTTTCCTTTCATCCAAGACCATCTTGTCCAAATTTCTTTTTGAATTGCTTTTGATTTTTCATTAGCCTGACTTTGCGCTGATTGCAATTTTTTTACTTTAATTCGTTGTTGGTCTAACTTAGCATTTTCCTCATCTATGATTTGGGCGTAGTTAGATTTTGATTCTATTGATTGTAAATTAGCTATTCTTTGAGTAATATTAGTTATATTTTTATCCGTTTGTTCTATAGAGTTATTTATTGTTTTAATAATACCATCTATTTCATTCAAGGCTTGTCCTGCAAATTTATATTTAGTATTATCTGTATGATATTTTGATTTACTACCACCTCGTCCACGTGTAGAATGACCTCCAGAACCAACTTTAGAAAAATCGGCTGATTCCCATTTTGAATTTTTTATCTTGTTTTTAGTATCATCAATATCTTTTTCCATTATTTCTAAAGCTTTGATATATCCTTCTAATTGCTTTATATCACCCAATTTTTTCGCAAGGTCTTGTTCGCCTTCTGCTGACAAATCACCAGCTTTCCAACTTAAAAACTGACCTTTCATACTTTCATTCATTTTTTGCATAGCCTTTTTCATACCAGTGATACCCATTCCGGCTTGTTTAATCCACTGTTGACCTATATTACGAGTTAATATTCCATTTATTTTTTGCTTCGTTAACGCTATAGACTTAAAGTTATCAAGATCAATATTATATGCGCTTGCTATATTTTTAAATGCTGTTTGATGCTTTGCATAAACTTCTGCACAAAATGTACTATTCATTTCTAGTTTTGCGCCTATAGCATTTAGAGCATTTTGTTTTTCTTGACTTACGACTCCTTGCAATTTTTTATACAATGTCTTTTCATCATTTAAATAAGGTATTAATTCGCTATGTTTATCTATAATTTCTGCCAAGCTTTCAGCAGATAAATGTCTATTTTCTTTTAATTCTTTTAAATATCCCGTATATTCTTTAATAGAACTTACTGAATTTTTATACGCTTTATCTAGTCGTTCTTGCTGTTCTTTGATGTTTCCGATAGAATTCGATATTGCCGTACCCTCTTTGGCAATTTCACTACCATCAAACATTTTAATCATATTTGTTAAATTAATCTTATTTTGACCACTAGCTTTTTTAATTTCATCCTTTAAGATTTTAACAAATAAATCCGAATTTTTCTTTAAATATTCTTTATCTACAGATAAAGGCATGATTTTAGTTAGCTCGAGAGGACTCATCTTTAAAGTTTTAGCTAATGATAATATAGAATCAAAATACTTTTTTAAATCTTCCTGTTTGGGGTCTTTTAATTGTGCCACCATTTTAATATTAGAGTAACTGGGGTCGTTCTCTATTTTATCTTTAAATTTCTGAATCTCCACTTGTAACCCAGTAAAGTCCAAATTATTATCCTTATCTATGAATTTACTAAAGTCTATTTTTATTTCTGCTAATTTTTTTGTGAAATTATCAATATTTTTTAATGCAAATACAGCGTCTATACTAGGTTTAATTACTTTTAATTTTTCCATCATTTGTGCGCCTGTAGTTTTCATTTCACCTAATTGATTTCGATATTCTTCTGTTTTCCTATTCAGTTCTTCTTGCTGTACTTTTGTTAATCCTATATTACGTTTTATTTGTTGCAATCCTTCTATCGTATGACGGTAATAATATCCATTTTTATCTAAGTTACCACCGCCATTTTTAATCATTTCAGCTTGATGTTGAAGTTGTGCATACTTTTTTTTTAATTTAGCATATTCGCCTTGTTGTTCTTTTAATGTATCATTTCCACTATTTACTAACTTTTGATTCTCTATTTGATTTTTTTGTTTTAATAATTCAATTAATTCTTTTGTAGATTTAGATTGTAACTCAATTTCCCCAGTTTCAGAATTGATCCCTTTAATTAACTCTGGAAATTTATCAACTAACTGTTGTTTAATACTTTTTAATTTTTCTTGTTCTTCAGTAGTTAATTTAGTCTTCTTAGATAAATTATCATACTCCTTACCCTCTGTACGAAGATAGGTTATCATATCATTATTGGATTTTATATTTTGTTGTACTGATTTTTGTAACTCTTCATTAGCTTTTTTAGATTCCTTAATTCCTGTGATTAATTTCATTATACCTTCTAGTGCCAAGGTTATTGCTACAGATAATCCCAACGTCAAAGCCATTTTTAAGCCTTCAACAGCTATTTTAGCCCCTATAGCTTTTAATTTTAATCCTGCTAACCCCGCTTTTAGCTTATTTAGCGTTCCTTTGAACACTCCTCCACTTGCACTTGCACTAGTAAAAGCCAATTTTAATTCTTGTAGTGATTTTCCATTTATTAAAATAGAATGAGACAACCCACCTTCTATAGCTTTAATAGAAAATAAACTATTTTTAAATGTCTTGAATTTATTGCTTGAGGATAATAGAACGGTTCCTAAACTTACTAATGCTACATTTAATCCTCCAAATTTGTCAACTAAATTAAGTATTCCTGTACCCATATTGACTATTGATTTTAAAGCACCGCTATTCATTGAGTTATTAAATACAACTTCCCATTTTGCTTTAAATTTATCTATAGCACCAGACAGAGAATTTAAATAAGTTTCGTATTGTTTATTTGTTTCACCACTGGCATTCATTACCTCACTATAAATTTGTTGCGATCTTGAAACTCCATTTACATCTTTAGCAAGTCCTTGCATTAAAGCACTAAAACGAGATATTTGATAAACTCCTAAAGAACTTGATACCATGGCTCTTTCTTTATCATTCATGTCATTCCATTTACTTGCTAATTCTTGAAGTATTTCACCAACGGGCTTTAATTGTCCCGCCATTGCACCTGTTTTAACTCCGAATTTCTCAAGAGTGTTGATTGTAGCACTAAAATCTTTATTAACTTCACCTGTATCTTTTTTTACTTGTTGAAATTTGGCAAAAATTGTTTTTAACGATGTTCCGATTGTTTCCACATAATGTTATCGCAAAGGCTTTTTATCCTCTACATCTAGGAGTTTCCTCGCCCCTATTAACTTTCATTAATAGATTTCAGAATGTCAATTCATTCTTAGATCAGCATACCTTTTCACCCTCGTTTAACGTTAGGTATTTAGCTATTACACTAAACAAAATAGACTATATCTATTTGTGGAGTGGTCTCGTGGATGAATTATACGGTTGGACATTGTCTATTAACCCTCATCATCTATGCGTTGCCCCTGACTGATATTTCTATCATCAATCATATTACTATGATTTAGTACCTAAGTACGCCTTCGGTTCAGATTATCCCTTTAGGACTCCCTGCTTAATCCCACTCTTATAATCATTAGGAGTTTCCTCCTAAGACGGCAAAACTTTACCACTTTCTCTTGTTTTCTCTGAAACTATCGCACCCATTGTTGCCAATTCTTGAAGTGAAATTTTTCCTTCTTTAGCCATTGCACCAGATTTCTGAATTATAGCTCCTACTTCTTGGGCACTTGTACCAGACACGGCTCCTACTTTTACCAATACATCCGAAAGTTCTTGTGCATCCACTTGTAATGAGTTAATACCTGCCGTCATTAATTCAGTTGATTGGTTTATGTCTCCATTAATAACTTTATTAAACTTACTGAAAATCTGCATTCTTTTGTTTGTTTCATCTATAGCTAACCCTTGCCTTGTTAGTTCAACTGTTAATTTAGACATATCTGTTAATGTAGTAGCTAAATTTACACTCATTTTAGAGTATGACTGCATTAATTTATCTGTTTGCTGTTGTGTCATTCCAGTTATTTCTCGTACTTGAACCATTTGTTGATCTAACGATATTAACACTTGTACAGCCTCATAACACTTTTGAACTCCTTTATACATTGACCCCATGGTTACAGCCATAGAAACTGCTTGTTTAATGCTATTACCCATTCTTTCAAATGCACTAGCTATATGCTTGTTATTTACTTTTATGGCTTCACTATTTTGGTATATCTTTTGAGTATTTCTGTCTATGGTTACTCCATATTCTTTTATCTGATTATTAGTACTTTGAGTTGCTACAGTCATTTTTATCTGTGAATTTCCCGCACTATCTAAAGAACGCTTATAATTTTTAATTGAAGCATCTGCTCCATATATAGATTGAATTTGTGCTTTTATATAAGTATCATCACTAAACATTCCACTAGAAGCAAATCCTCTTTCTTGTCCTAGTTTTTGTATTCTCTTCTGTTCAGCTTGTGCTATTCTTTCTTCAGATTGTATAGCCTTTTGTTCCTTCTCTTTTAATGCTCTAAGCCAAATTTGTTCATACTGTTGGCCATTTAATCTATTCATTCTACCTTGTTGCTGAGCTATAGTTTCGTTACTACCAGTTATTATTTGTTCTATTTTCTTTTGCGTATCAGTTATGGTTCTTAATCTTTCTCGTTCTTGATTATAAATTATTTTTCTAGATGAATCATTAGCCTGTGCAATTCTATTAGATACTTTATCTATTTCTTCAAGGCCATTTGTATTTAACTTAATTCCGTTAGATTGTAATTGTCTTTGTAAATTTTTATAATCATTTATAATCTTATCAAAATTAACATTTTCTAATTTAATGTTTAATTTACAATCTTTTTGTAAGTCATTAATTATTTTGTTCAAATTTTGTTTTGCTTCTTCAAAATTAAACTCTACGCCTAATTGAATACCATATGTTTCAGCCATACTGTCTAATCAACTCCTTTTTGTGCAAAATAAAAGAACCCAATGTACATTGAGTCCTTTGGCACGTATTATATAATTTTTATCCCTCTACTTTGCATATATCCTATAAAGGCGTTTATTGCACTTTTAGTATTTCTTAATTCTATTTCGGTATTTTCAATGAAGTCTTTTGTATAAGGTGCAAATATGTTCTTGTCTTCATTTAACCATTGTGCAATATAATTCATTCCTACTTGTTCACCTTTTTGAATTCCTAATTTACTGCTACCCCACCATGATTCATGAGTAAGCTCAGGGTTAAAATAAACTTGTGCTATGTACATTCCATTTTCTTCTTTTACATCGCCTATTTCAATGGACTTCAATAACTCATAGGTTCTTTGATAACTATCGCTAGATGGATGTGAATATACTTTATCTAATACTTGTTTTTTTAATTCATCCTTAATAATTCTACTAACGTCATCTTTTAACGCCTTTATAGATTGTTTTTTAATCTCTTTTTCTAATTGAGATATATCAGCAAAATAAGGCATTACTCATCACCTAATTCTAATTCTCTTATTTGTTTTTCTAGCTCCTCTTTCTTTTTTAATTTCAACTGTCTTTCTTTTTCCTTTTTTAATTCTTCTAATACTCGTTCAGTGTCTACATCTTCGTTGTTTTCTTTTTTTACTTGTTCTATTACTTCTCTTTGTTCTTCTATATCCATATTAACTAAATTATCTAGTCCTTCTTTAGATGTCTTTTCTATTAGCTCAGGTATAATTATATTTAATAATTCTTCCTCTACATTTATTACATCTTCGCTAGGACTCATTAGTATCTCTACAATCTCAGTCTTTTTAAAATTCTCTAAATTAATATTAGTAAACATATTTAGTATTTCTACCCTATCATCTAAAGTATAAGATACTTGCCCTTTTTCTAAAGTTTCTTTATTGTTTTCTAAAAATCTAGTTATAAAATTACAAAAGCTTAACATATTGTATTCATTTAATTCATATATCTCTACATTACCTACTTGTTTTAACACCTTTACTTTTACTTTTAACTTTCTTTTACCCATAAAATCTTCTTTGTTCAATCTATTCATCGTTTTAAAAATCCTCCTTGATATTGTATTGTTGTTTTATTTATCATATCTTAATCCCCCTAATCAAGCACATTCTTAATATTTCAATCTTTTAAACTAATTCCCATTGACCAATTTCTAAATAATCTTCAATATCCCAACCCTCATACCAAACTAAATACTTCTTATATGTAACTATTCCTTCTTTAACTCTTAATGTACCTGTATTAAAAGTATCATCAAATATTTCACCACTATTAATATCATAGACGCTTGCTATTTCATATCCCAAAATCTCATCCTTATATTTTTCTATTATTTCTAAACTATCTGTATATGTAACTACGTTGTGTAATTTACCCTTCTTATCTTTGTATCTCCCCTCAATTATTAGATAAATTGTTTTTACTTCCATAATTAAAACCTCCTATTTATTTTTTGGATTTGTTGGTTTCATTTACCTTATGAATATACTATATCACCCATTATATATATTGTCAAATATATATATTATATATTTTATATATTGTTTGTTATATATATTGAATATATTATATAGAGTTGGTATACTATATAATAAGAAATAGTTATATAGGAGGGTATTATGAAAATTACAATAGATACTGTATTAGAAGAACAATCAAAAACTCGTTATTGGTTAGCTCAGCAAACAGGTATTACATATCCTAGTATAATGAGAATAGCAAATAATAAATCTACATCTATAACTTTTGACAACCTTCAAAAAATCTGCATAGCTCTAAATTGCACACCAAACGATATACTCCAAATTGACTAAAACTAATAACTCACCATTATATAATCAATCTATTTCTCCGCATAACAAAAAGAACTACCTTACTATGAAGTAGTTCTTTACACATATTGGTGTTTAATATTAATATGTATTGTATCTCATCAAACAATTTAAATAATATGCATCTAATTTTATGAATAAAATTCGTTGATTATTTCAATAATTTCATTTTTAGATGGTATACGATTGTCGTCCTTTTTATAATAAACAGTTAATAAAAATATTGTTTTTTCATTTTGTATTACATAATAGATGATTCTATATCCATTTGATTGCCCAACACGAGTATCTGTATTTTTAGCTCTTGCTTTAAATGCATCTTCACCATTTGGTAATTTAATATCATTTATAGTATCTCCCACTAATACCCCTTTTTCTAGTTGTTCTACTACAATATCGACATCATCATCAATATGTTTGTACTTACGTTTATTAATGTAAAATTTTAAATCACTTATAAATTTGTCTGTAGGAATAACTTCATAACACATATCCTAACCCCTATCAACCTTGTTTTTCTTTTTTTAGCTCCTCCCGTACCTCTCTCCAACTTTTTTTAGATGAATTACCCTTTCGTATTTCTTGCATTTGTTGCAAGCTTGTCCTAAGAGACTCAGCAACAGTACAGTATCTTTCAACTACTTCCATACCTAATCCCTCTTTCTCTCTATTTTCTTTATATCTAATCTTTTTTAACTTATACACTTTCTTATTGGAACTTGTCCAACGCTGTATCTTCATGTTACCACTCCTTGTCCCGTTTTTCAATAAAATTTTGGTAAATTATATGATATTATGTTATATTTTTCTATTTGAATACAATTTACTAAGATTCTAGATTGCATTTGTATATTATTTCCATATTCATATTTTACCACAAATTGGTTAAAGGTCATAATGTTATTTCTTCGCATAACAAAAAGAACTACCTTACTATAAAGTAGTTCTTTACATATATTTATATTTAATTTTGGTCTTCGGTAGCTTTAGTATATGCACTTTCATTTCTAGCACTAGGCTGATTCAATTCTAGTATTTCATCTATGGAAAATTTAATTATATCTATTTTTCCACCATTTTTTTCATATTCTGTATATGCACTCTGTATGTCTAAAAGTTGAGACGGCTTAATCCTTCTATGATCTTGTACTAAAAAATCTTCTAGTCTCTTATCATTTTCTAAAATATATAATCCATCTAATTTTACAAAACTTTGTTTCCAAAACGGTGGCTTATAATATTCAATATTCTTATTAGATTTAAACCCTACCTTATATTGTTTTCCATTTAAACTGGATACATTTAACATTTGTATGTATTCATCATTTACGCTCATAATTAAAAAAGTTCTAGGATAATTATGCATTCCGCCATCTGCATAATTTAATTCTAACCATAATCCTTGCCCAGTCTTCATTAATAAATAATCAATCCTTGTGTAGAATCCATACACACTGTGTAAGCTATATCATCAGCAGGGAATCTTTCTAATGTTTGACGGATATTACTATCAGTAATATTAACTTCATTGGGATCATAATAAAATTTAACGCCATTTATCTCTATACATTCTTCATCACTTACATTGCAATCTTCATAAGCTGATAATATTTCTCTTATTAAATTTAAATCACATTGATAATTATTAACTATTTCATCAATCGGTATAATACCATCTTGTTTGTCATAGTTACCATTACCTCTTTTTGATTTCTCGTAATGATCTTTCCAACAGGAATGTTCATGTGTTAATTGTGATAATTCCCTAGCGTCAACTTGTCCAAAAATATTGCTTGTAATATTTAAAACTTCCTCTTCTTCATCTGCTAGAGTAATTGAGGACTTTCGTGCTGTTTGTATAAAATTATTATAATTGTTATGATATTCTTGTCGTACATTTTCAACTACTACACCGTGTTTAAATGCAGATAAATTATCATTAAATAAAACTTTATCTCTTTTCACTAAACTGATTAATTGTGCAAAATATAAAAGCTTATTCAACTTCATATTACCATTTCTTGTATCGCAGGGTTTATAGCCATTTTTAATAAACCATTTTGCAACGTCAATAGCTTGACACATAGTTTAATACCCCCTTAATGTTATTAAATGTTGTTAATTTTTTAAAACCAGAAATAAATATCTAGTTTTATATATAGAATACGGTACATCTATAATCAAAATAATAATTATTTTAAGTTATAATAATAATACCTATTAATAACTTGATTGTCAAATTATTCTTAAACTACACACCAAATGACATACTCCAAATAGACTAACATTAATTTATAATATTAATTAGTGAATATTTAACAATCAATCTATTTCTTACCATAACAAAAAGAACTACCTCATTACAAAGTAGTTCTTTACATATATTCATATTTAATTATCTATAATTATTTATTCTTTGTATGTCGTTATATTTACCGCAGCTTCATCAAATGATTCTTTGACGTATTGATATTCCATACACTTTTGTTCCAATAATTTAAAATTGCAACATCTATTAGATATCTTTTTATGTTTTCCTGAATTAACTATACTATATAACTTCCTTGCTTTGTCTTTAACTTCTTGTTTACTTTTATTTAGATATTTAAATTGATTAAATAATAAATTTTTATAACTTTCCTCTTGTTCATTTATATGGAATGGCAATAAATTCTCATCACAAACTGGAATCATATTATTAAGATTAACTACGCCTAGTTGTCCTTTTTTTATTTTTACACAATCAATTTGTTCATCACTAATATTTTTGTGTTTTTGTTTAGGTGAAGACATAGGAGCAAAATATTTAAAGTCATTAACGTGAAATACTATGCCAGTATATTTTCTAATACCTTCATGAATCTTTTTATTTAAAGCTACATTAGTATCAAAGCTTCTTAAATAAGTAATATAATTACTATCTATCATATAAATTTTAATCCCCATATTTTACCCTCACCAAATAATAAAAATGGGTAACTAAATGTTACCCACATACGACTTTTTTAGCTCCTCGCTTATACAGTGGAGGTTCACTGACTTTTTAAAACCCCATTTATACGGAAGAGGATCTCCGACTTTTTTAGCTCCTCGCTTATACAGTGGAGGTTCACTGACTTTTTAAACTCTTATATCTTATAGTTGAATACACATAAGATACATATCATCTCACGTACCTTATGTATAATATTACATATAAAAATACAAAATGTCAATAATCTTTTGCTTTAATTTCATATTTATCAAAAGTCATCTGAATATTGCAAATTAAATAACCTATTATTTATTTAATAATCAATCTATTTTTACGTATAACAAAAATAACTACTTAATTAAAAGTAGTTATTTTTGTTGTTATGTGTTCCTATAATTTTTCTTACTTCAAGATGCTAAATCTTTTATTTAGCATAACTATATTTTATTTATTTTTATAAACTATTTAAATATCATTGCTGTAATCATAATTTGTCTATTATTAGGAGATATTTGCATATCACTTATATAATAACTATTATTTCTAGGAAGCAACACTTCAAGTTGTCCTGGGAAATAGCTAATAGGGTCTATATACCCTCCTTTTGATCCATTAGTTACTTTAAATTTAGTAACAATTGGTCTTCCTCCAAATTGCGCACTCATTAATGAAGTACTAATATATCCATATTCTGTTCTATCCTTTTTTAAAAATTTCGCTTTAACTTGTTCAAAAACAGTTTTATTAATTGTTCCATCTTTATTAAGAATTTTATCTTGAAATTCTGGACCTAAATAAGCAGGGTCATCACCTCTAAAAAGAATAATATTTTGAGGCATCTTCATCTTACTAAAAGATTGATCAATTAATTTAACTTTTTGTAATATATCAGCAGGTAATCCATTTTCATTCCCTTGATTTGCTCTTAATGGTCCATTGATCTTACTTGCATCTCTTGTATAAAATTTTATAGCTTCTTGTTCAGGTTTGCTTAGGCCATATTTTTTATATTGAGCATTTCCCCATTTTTTGGCTTCCTCAACATTGGTAAATTCTGTGAAAGTATCTGCATATGAACCTTTATCAACAGTACAAGCATAACATTTTTGAGGACTTTGAACTATACTCGTTGTTACCGGAGCTATTACCCCTGCTGATAAAACTAAACATAAAATTGACTTTCTTATCCCTTTCATAAAACCCCTCCTAAACTAAATTTATATATACATTTTACCATATATTAACATTTTGTAAATAGCTTATTGCAACTTTTTAAATATATTTATTTCTAATAAAAATTATTTTAATAATTTATTATGAGTACATAATCTATTTTAAAATACTTTTAGTAATATATATTTATTAATCTTATATATTTGTTAATATTAAAAATTAATGATAGTACAATTATATTTTTTTACAGAATAATACTATAT